AGAAGTTTATCTACTGGAACTGAAACTGCAGTCGCCCAAAATAATTGGAATATTGATAAGTTAGATGGAACTGGCGTTTCTGGTATTACATTAGACATCACCAAAGCACAAATTCTTTGGATGGATATTGAGTGGTTAGGACTTGGTACAGTCAGAATGGGATTTGTAATTGATGGGAAATTTATTCACGCACATTCATTCCATCACGCAAATATAATCCAATCAACTTATATTACAACAGCATCTCTTCCTTTGAGATATGAGATTGCTAATACTGGAATTACAACTAGTGCAAGCACACTCAAACAAGTTTGCTCTAGTGTAATTTCAGAAGGTGGTTATGAATTGCGAGGATTGCAACAAGCAATAAATACCCCAATTACAGCACCAGTAGATTTACCAACTCCCGCTGGAACTTATTATCCAGTGCTTTCTATTCGTCTCAAATCTTCTCCAAATAGATTAGATGCGATTGTAATTTTGACTGCCCTTTCATTAATGGGAACTGGAAATGGACCACAATATAATTGGCAGGTGAGAGCATCAGCAACTACTACTGGCGGAACTTGGGTCAGTGCTGGTGTTGATAGTGCTGTAGAATATAAGATTGATGGAGGAACTGTAAGTGGCGGAAGAATATTAGCATCAGGTTTCTTCACATCAGCAAATCAATCTTCTTCATCAGTTGATATTCTAAAAGAAGCATTATTTAAGTTTCAGTTGGAAAGAAATGGACTGACTGGAACACCTTATGAATTAACACTTGTATGTGCATCTGATACTGCTGGTGCTGATGTTTTTGCTTCCCTGGACTGGGAAGAAATTAGTAGGTAATTTGCAATTTATAAATAACTAAAAGTGTTGTATTTAAAATAATGGCTCATAGACCAGTTGGGGCAGGTTCCTCATTTACATTTACTGCAGGTGCTGCAACAACTTCATCTGCCTTTTCAGTGCAATCTAGTGTTTTGAGAGTAGTTGCAGTTGGTGGTGCTGCCCACGTTGCAATTGGAGTTAATCCTACTGCAACTAATACTGATTACTATGTCCCTGCAGGCGATACTGTAACTTTAGGTTTAACTAAAGCATCAAATAGAGTTGTTGGAATAACAACAGGAACAACAACTATTGTTACTGTTCCAGAGGGAACTCAAGTTCCATTTGGAGTTGGTGATTATGTAACTCTAACTGCATCGGGGCAGTCATATTACAACTTTACAAATCAGCAAGTTTTATCAGTTGATACTTCTGCAGGTGTTAATGGATATTATCAAACAAGAATGACTGTGAATTATAATTCAAGTGGAATTGTAACCGCATTTTCCTCAGCAGATGCTTCAGTGATTATTTCTAATAAGATTTCCGCTTATGGAGTCGGTTCAGGAACAATTTATTTCCAACAAGTACAAATCACAGGACAAGCATAATGAAACTCATCACAGAAGAAATAGAAAAGGTAGAGGTTATTACTGAAGGAAAAGGTAGTAATCAAAAACTCTATATTCAGGGTCCTTTTTTACAAGCAGAATGCGTTAATCGTAATGGACGTATGTATCCTATGTCTATTATGGAGCGTGAAGTAAAAAGATATACTGAGCAATATGTAAATAAAGGACGTGCTCTTGGAGAATTGGGACATCCAGATGGTCCTACCGTAAATCTTGATAGAGTATCGCATAAAATCGTTTCTCTCTCCCAAGAAGGACATAATTTTATCGGTAAGGCACAGATTCTTTCTACTCCAATGGGTAAGATTGCAGAATCTTTACTCAAAGAAGGTGTTTGTCTTGGAGTTTCTTCTCGTGGTATTGGTTCTCTGAGAGAAAATCTTAAAGGTGGATATAAAGAAGTTGGTGAAGATTTTATGCTGGCAACTGCAGCCGACATTGTTGCAGATCCTTCAGCACCAGACGCTTTTGTTCAAGGAATTATGGAAGGTAAAGAGTGGATATGGGATGGTGGAATGTTGAGAGAAAAAGTAGCGCAAAATACAAAAAATAAAATTAATGATTTGGTAGATCAAAAATTATTAGAAGATTATAAGTTATCTCTGTTCAATGAGTTTTTAAACTCCCTGTAATTTATTAAAGTATAAATAAATATAGTTTATAACGTAAGGTTAAACGGAGAGTTCAAATGTCTCGTGGAGATTTACAAGAAATGGAAGTAGGCACTAAGCAATCCAAAACCGCTGTTAATGCAAATGCCAAAGCAGCGGATGCTATGCCACATTTATCAGGTTCTACCCCAGGACAAACTGGTGGATGGGAAGATCTTGGGGGACCTACTCCCGAGAACTATAAGACTGATGATGATTCGGCAAAATTAAAAACGCCTGGAGCAACTCTTAAGCAAGTTAAAGATGTTGTGAATAAGGGCGCTAAATCCGCTGAAGCAATGAAATCAGTTAAAGAAGAAGAAGATCTTGATGATGAAGATCTAATTGATGAAGATGAATATCTTGAAGATGAAGAAGTAATTGAAGAATCTGAAGAAGAATCACCTAAGAAAAAAGAAAAGAAAGGTGGAGATGACGAAGATAAAGACGATGAAGATGAAGATGATGAAGATGATGAAGTCAAAGAAAACTTTGATATTGAAGAAGATGTTAATGCTCTTCTAGAAGGTGAAGATCTTTCCGAAGAGTTCCAAGAAAAAGCACGCACTATTTTTGAAGCTGCTCTTCGTTCTAAGGTATATGATATTAAAGAATCCCTTGAGGAGCAGTATTCTATTGCTCTTGCGGAAGAAGTAGAAGAAATTAAATCTATTCTTTCTGAGCGTGTAGATGCATATCTTGAATATGTTGCTGATGAATGGATTCAAGAAAATGCACTAGTTATCGAACAAGGTCTTAAGACCGAAATGACCGAATCATTCCTTCAAGGAATGAAGGGTCTTTTTGAAGAACATTATGTATCAATCCCTGAAGATAAATATGATGTGCTTGAGAGCATGGTAGAAAAACTTGATGAAATGGAGACAAAACTCAACGAGCAAATTGATAAGAATGTTTCCCTAAACAAGCGTCTCGCAGAGTCGGTTGCCGATGGAATTTTTGAACAGGTCTCTGATGGTCTTGCAGACACTCAGAAAGACAAGCTCGCTTCACTTGCCGAAAGTGTTGAGTTTGAAAGTGAAGAAGAATATCGTGAAAAACTGGAGACTTTAAAGGAATCATATTTTCCTTCAAGAGTAGTTTCTCCATCTGCAAGAACTGAAACTTTGTCTGAGGGTCTAGATGCCACTCCCGAAACTTATTCGGATTCAATGGCTGCTTACTTGAAGACTCTTTCAGCATTCGGCAAATAATTGAATTTAATATAATTCAAACAAAAAACAAAACACTAAGTAAAAGGTAAAAGCAAATGTTTCAATCAGAGCATCTGCAGGAAAAGTGGGCACCTCTTCTCAACTATGAGGGTCTTGATCAAATCAAAGATTCGCATCGTAGATCGGTAACCGCTGTTCTGCTAGAAAACCAAGAAAGATTCCTCAGAGAGGAAAGCGCATTCCAAGTTGGAAATCTTTCCAACCTTATGGAAGCTCCAACTAATGCAGTAGGTAATGGTGGATTCACTGGATCAGCATCTGTTGCTGGACCTACCGCAGGTTTCGACCCCGTACTGATTTCTTTAATCAGACGTTCAATGCCTAATCTGATCGCCTATGACATTGCAGGCGTTCAGCCAATGAGCGGTCCTACTGGACTTATTTTTGCAATGCGCTCACGTTACGCTAACCAAAGTGGAACTGAAGCATTCTACAATGAAGCAAACAGCGCATTCTCCGGACAAAACTCAGCATTTGATAATGTTGGTTTTGGTAGCACTGCTGCTGGTATTGGTACTACTTCGCAATCAGGTTCTAATCCATCAGTTCTGAACCCAGTTGGTGGAGCAGGAGACCAGACTGCATATAATACCGGTACCGGTATGTTAACTGCAGATGCAGAAGCACTTGGCGATGGTGTAAATGGTGATCACTTCAACCAGATGGCATTCTCAATTGAGAAAGTCACTGTTACTGCAAAGTCACGCGCCCTGAAGGCTGAGTACTCACTTGAGCTTGCTCAAGACCTTAAGGCAATCCACGGTCTGAACGCTGAAGCGGAATTAGCAAACATTCTCTCAACTGAGATTCTTGCTGAAATCAACCGCGAAGTTATCAGAACCATCTACAAGGTTGCTGAGCAAGGTGCTGTTCAGAACGTTGCAACTCCTGGTATCTTTGACCTAGACATCGACTCCAATGGTCGTTGGTCTGTTGAGAAGTTCAAGGGTCTTCTATTCCAGATTGAGCGTGATGCTAATGCTATCGCTCAGAGAACTCGTCGTGGAAAGGGCAACATTATCGTTTGCTCCGCAGACGTTGCTTCCGCTCTGACAATGGCTGGTGTTCTTGATTACACCCCAGCACTCAACGCTAACCTTAACGTTGATGATACCGGCAACACCTTTGCTGGTGTTCTGCAAGGTAAGTATCGTGTTTATATCGATCCTTATGCTGCTAACCTGACTTCCTCTAACGGAACTCCCGGTAACCAGTATTACGTTGTTGGTTATAAGGGTTCTTCACCTTATGACGCTGGACTCTTCTATTGTCCTTATGTTCCTCTCCAAATGGTTCGTGCCGTTGGTGAGAACAGCTTCCAACCCAAAATTGGATTTAAGACCCGTTATGGAATGGTTGCAAACCCATTTGCTGAGGGAACTGATCAAGGTCTTGGAAGACTTCAAGTTAATGCTAACCGCTACTATCGTAGAGTTGCTGTGAAGAACTTAATGTGAGCAATCATTCACATTGATTTTAAGAGACCCGAAAGGGTCTCTTTTTTTATCTAAATAGTCAAAAAAGATCATGGTAGCAGGACAACCTGAAAATAGAAATTTCTTATCTCCAACAGGATTTAAATTTACATTAAAAAGAACACCAAAAGTTGCATTTTTTTGCAACTCAGCAAACATACCAGATTTAACACTAGGGGTTGCAAATCAACCTACTTATTTGAAAGATCTTGACATTCCTGGAGATAAAATAATTTTTGGCGATTTAAGTTTAAGATTTTTAGTTGATGAAAATTTGGAAAATTACATGGAAATCCAAAACTGGATAAGAGGTCTTGGTTATCCAGAAAGTTTGAGTCAAATATATGACTTCCGTACAACTGGTAGTATAAATCCTCCACGGGACGCCCAAGAACAAATAGGATTATATTCAGACGGAACATTGCAAATTTTGACAAGTTCTTCAATACCAAATTTTCAGATTATTTTTAAAGATCTTTTTCCTTATTCTTTAGGAACATTAACTTTTGATGCTACAGATACAGATGTAAGATACTTTACAGCAGATGTTAGTTTCAAGTATAGTATATACAATATAGTAGATCTTGGTGGGAAACCTTTATGAGTTTAGATCTTGATATGATTCAAAAAATGTGGGAACAAGATTCAAAGATTGATATAGATAATCTTCATACAGAATCGACAAACATCCCAATTCTTCACGCAAAATACTTTGAATTATATAATACAATATTTTTATTGAGAAAAAAAGCAGAACAGCAGAAAAGAAACATTCGTCACGAAAGATATGAATATTATTCAGGAAAGGCAGATCCAGATGTTTATGTGACTGACCCATTTCCTAAAAAAATTAGGGATAAAGATACTATGCAAAAATATCTTGATGCTGACGAAAAACTTTCTTCAGTATGTTTAAAGATAGATTATTACGATACTATGTTAGTATATTTGGAAAGTATTTTAAAAATGATACAAAATAGAACTTTTCAAATTAAAAACTCAATAGAATTTATGCGTTTTAATGCTGGACTTGGGT